AAAGGTGGTACCTACGGGAGTGGATAACACCGCTTTAAAGTTATGGCTACCAATGCAAGAAGGTGCGGGAACGACGGCGTACGATGGTAGCGGAAACGGAAACCACGGAACAATCAGCGGAGCGACTTACGTCAATGGCATCGGCGCACCCGTCAGCCAAACGGCGGTTATTGATTGGAATAAGGGGGTGAACTATGTTCAAAATACGGATGTTAACGCATCTTATTGGGGCGATATTTCTGAAATTGCAAGAACTGGCGACCAAGATTCCGTTAGTGGTCTTTATAATTCGGCAACCTTAATTGAGGACAATACAACAAATGCGGCTCATTGGGTTGGCGCGGGAGTAATAACAAGCGCATCAACGACACATATACAATCGGTATTTGTAAAAAAGAAAGATAGCGGAATCTATGCGTCTTTAAGAACCAATGGTGTGGGGCCTAATGCATTTATAGTATTTGATTTTGATAGCGCAACTATTGTCGGCGTTGGTTCGGATGTTATTGATTCGGGTGTCATAGCGTTTTCAAATGGATGGTATCGTATTTGGATGAAATACACCTTGTCTCCAACTGGAGTTATTATTGGCGTTTCAAATAGCACAAGCGCACCAATTCCATCTTATGTAGGTACTGGCATTGGTTTTTATGCAGATTTTCCAACACTTGAGGCCGCAGATGAGATTGGGCCAGCATTAACAACAATCGGCACCGCCCAAACCTCCCCCGTATTACTTCCCCAAGGTTTAACAAGTGGCCGCGACATCACGGGCGTTAATCTATTTGAAAACGTGCGGAAACAAGGTGCGCTCAATCTTGACGGGAATTCGTGGGCAGAGGTTCACGATAATGCGTCATTAGATATTACCGATGCGATTACTTTGGAGGCGTGGGTTTATTGGGATTTGAATGGCAAAAGTGCTGGCGGTATTATGAGCAAATGGTTCCCATCAAATTGGGGGTTCTTGTTCTTTACAAATGCCGATACATTAACTTTCTACATTAGCAATGTATATCCAGCAACCGCAAGCGTATCGCACACATTCACGGCGAACGGATGGTATCATTTGGTAGGCACTGACGATGGCACAACTATCCGTCTTTACATTGATGGCGTGCAAGTAGGCACAACATCAAGCCTTGGTTCTATTGTGGACACGGGTAGAGAATTGGAAATTGGACGATACAACGATAGTGTAAGTAATACATATGGAGATAGCATCGCCCAACCGCGCATATACAACCGCGCATTGACCGCCGAGGAGGTGCAGAGAAACTACAACGCCGGGAAAAACACATACACGAATTAATAAAACAAAATCAAAATGAGAGGAAACGTTTACATCTCAATTCCAGCATCGGACAATGACAACGCATTGCCGTCAGCCATCACACGATACGATTGGAGTGAATACACCTACAACGAAGAAGGTGAAGTGGAAACAACCACAACCATCCATCCAACGTGGTCGCAATACGGCGAAAAGTACAAAGCGGATTTTGGTGCGGCTGTAGTAGTTGGCGTCAACGATGTGGAATACATCGTTTATGAGATCACTGCGAGCTGGAAAGATTCAGAAGTATCTGCACTTCTTGCACTTGGTTCAGGATTAGCTGCACCAAATTATACGGTGATGACAGCAGAGGAAGCCAGGGCGTTTATCATTGAGAACACGCCAGCGGAGCTGTAATGGACTTAACCGTCATAAGATACCACAGCACCAATGACTACACTCTTGGGATGCTCATTGATAGTACAAACAATGAGAAGAACTTCCTTGCTTATACCTTAGAGGATGAGCACCGAGATGTTAAAGTTAAAGGTGAAACTCGCATACCCGAGGGGCTGTACAACATCACCCTACGCAAAGAGGGTGGCTTTGATTCTCGCTACAAAAAGAAGTACGGTGAGATGCACAAGGGTATGTTATGGGTGAGAGATGTGCCAGGCTTTGAGTACATCTTAATACATACTGGCAACACTGATGAGCATACTGCGGGCTGCCTATTGGTTGGGAACACTTCCGACCTTAAAGGTTTTGTAGGTAGCTCCACATCAGCATATAAAAGAATATATCCCGCCATCGCCGAGGCACTTCAGCACGGTGAGGCAGTAACCATTGAATATATAGATTGGAACAAATGAAAAAGTTTATAAAAATTTTCAAGGACAATAATGAGTGGAATGAAAAGACCATCATTGGCTTCTTATCCTTCGCTGTTATGGTAGCGGTAATGCTCGCAGATGTTATCACTGGCGCTTGTGGCAAAGACCTCCCCATCAATGAGTTTACCTACAACAGCTTCGTTATTGTAACGCTTGGGTCGTTCGGGATCGCTGGGTTAGAAAAATTTGCTAAGAAAGGAGAGTAATGAACGAGACGGATATCAAAGTATTACTATTAAACGCTACTACTCTCAGTATTTCTATGTCTCACGTTGAAACAGCTTTAAAGCTGTTGCTGCTTATTATATCTATTGGTTATACAGCGCAGCGCTGGTACTTTCTTCGCAAAAAAAATGAATGAATCGCATATCAAAAATATGTCTAGCTGTATCTGCTGCAATAATGTTTACATTCTTTGCGGTTCAAACGTGCATCGTATTTAGGTTATGCGAACCTTCCTACGCTTTAGCTGAATTTGGATACGGCTGCGTTATTTCGTTTATGCCACCCTTCTCCTATGTTGTTTACAGCTTTATAAGCTCAACAAGGATAAAAGAAGAAAACATAAGTATGCAGATGAGCGCCATAAACAATTCCAACATAGTGGTCACTATGGATATGGACGGTATTATAAGGTCATCAAATCAAAAATTCAATAAACTTACTGGCTACTCAAACCCTAAAGGAACACACCACAGCAAATTGGTTCCCGCTGACTATCGTGAAAGTTTAGAATACGATAACTTTTGGCGGCAACTTAAAAGCGGCAAAACAATAAGCGGTGAGTTTGAGCGTGTATCTAAAAGCGGAGAACAGATTTGGCTGTTTGGTCATTATACGCCCGTAAAGAACAAAAAGGGAGAGTATTCTAAAGTTCTTAAGATCGCCACCGACGTTACACTGCAACACGATACCGAGGAGTTGGTAAATCAAAAAAACTCTTACCTAGAACACGCTGCAAAGATTCTGCGCCACGATATGCACAGCGGTATCAATACCTATATGCCTAGAGGTTTAAGCTCCTTAAAACGCAGAATAACGGAGGATGATATTAAAAACCTAAAGATACAAGCACCGCTTAAAATGCTTGAAGAGGGATTGCGCCACACACAAAAAGTATATGCTGGAGTTAAGGAGTTCACCAACCTTGTGAAAGAAGATGCACAGCTAGATAAAGAAAAGCACAACATCACTGAAATACTAAACGATTATCTTAAAAGCACATCATATATAAAGCAAGTTCAGATAGGACTGCTGCCATCATTATTAGTTAATGAACCCTTGTTTTGTACTGCTATTGACAACTTGATTAGAAACGGGTTGAAGTATAACGATAGCCCTACTAAATTTGTGTCCATATATATGCAGAATGATTATACCCTATGCGTTGAGGATAACGGTAGGGGCATTAGCCAGGAAGAGTTCGTAGAGTTCTCAAAGCCTTACACTAGAAAACAAAATCAAGATGAGGGTGGTACTGGACTTGGGCTAAACATTTGCCTTGCTATACTGAAAGAACACGGTTTTACAATTAGAGCTGAAAAACAAAAACAAGGAACTAAACTACTTATAAAAATAAAATGATGATAAACTCTATACTACTTATAGATGATGAAGACCTATTCCACTTGGTGTTTGAAGATGCGTGCAGCATTCTTGATATAACGCTATCACTAGAAGCATTAGACTCTTCTGATGAGGCGGATAAAAAATTTAAAGAATGGTTCCCCGATGATCCTAATGGCGATAAGCCCGAGTGTGTATTTGTAGACCTCAACATCATAGGCAGTAGCTTTGATGGTATTGAGATGATTCGTAAAATCAACTTTGAATACGGCAACGGCTGTGTAATAGGTATCATATCTTCTTCGGATGACAATCAAGAGATTCAGAAAGCAAAGAAAGCGGGTGCGCAGTTTTGGATTATTAAGTCAGATGACATTGAACCTCGCCTTGAGGAATTTAAAAAAGACTACGAAGGCTACAAGGATAAGACAAATACATTTAAAATTTATAGATGATAAGTTCTAAAGACACGGTAAAAGAGGCGATACTAAAGGCAAAGGCTAAGAAGGTTTACATAGAAGGAAACTTTGTTAAGCTGTTGTCTGACACCTTAGATACCGATGTTAAGGAATACATTGAAGAGTGCAAGCGTAAAGATGTAGCCTCACGGCGTAAGAGGTTGCAAATTACCAAGCAAGTACAAAAACAAAACAAAGAGCTTGAGGAGGCCGCTGTAATAAAAGAGGCATTGGTAATTGAGTTGCAAAATGCTTTAGATGAAGCAAAGCAATTACGAGATGAGGCCGTTGAAGATTTAGAGTTGATGCAAAAGCGCACTCAATTTGAGCTTATTGGAACCATCGTTAAGGTAGCGCTTTGGGTCATCATCGGTGTAGGAGTGCTCACGACTTTAATGTATGGCTGGGCAATAACTTCAGGGACGGACACGCAAATCATTGGCTCTACTTGGTCGAATATGTTTGGAATACTGCTTACTAATGCCTTTAGTATAGTGGGGACTATTATGGGTGTGAAGTATGCAACGGATAAAGACTAAACATATAAAGCACATAATCGGCCTAACCAATTATTATTCTTTGATGGGGTTGCCTTTTGATGCCGACCCAATAAGTCTGGCAAACATTTCTACTGAAGTAGACTTCAATAAACTCAGTAATACACTGCAAGAAATAATTATGTCCCTACCGCTATTAAAATTTACTGGTCGATTCGATTACGGTGGTCTTGATAGTAAGCAACAATTTTATATTCTAACAACATTGAAAAAAAATTTTATAGTAGACACTCAAGGAAATGACTACGCGCGTTATGTTTGTCGAATCATAAACCTTCCCGATATTACTGGAAAAACCGTTGAGGCTGTGTTTCATTCTAATGAACACATAAAAATGATTTGCCGTAACGAGCGTTTTGATGTAGAGTATGATGGTGTAAAATATGTTTTGGAAGTTACCGAAGAAGATAGTGAGAGCTTTATCAGTGTTGAGTATAATGGCACTTATATTATGGACACCAAATTGGAGGGTGAGATAATAAAATACTTCAATGAGTACAAATAATTGTTTAATTTAAAAACATAAGAATGACGGAGAACCTTGATTGGGAAGATAGCTTCAACAGCTTTATAGAAGAATTAGAAAACAAGGAGCAGCCGAGCTGCAATTTAGAAAACCCCGAGGAATGCGACTCTTGTGGAAGTTAAGCCTCGTAACTACAGCATTAATGCTGACAAGCTGTGGTGCATCGTGGCACCTAAAGCGTGCGATTGCAAAAAACCCAGCGCTTGCTCGGGACACGGTTCTAAGGATAGACACCACCATAATAAGCCGAAGCGTTGAGATTCGCGACACCATCCTTATCAAGGAGGTGGACACGATCCAGGTGGTAAAGAATGGAGTGGTTGTTGATATTAGACGGAGCTTTGACACTATTGAGGTGGACGTACAATGTCCTCCCGACACCATCAGAGTATTTAAAGAGGTGCCGATGGTGCAGCTTGTTCCGGAAAAGAAAGAGAGAAATATAGCCCTTGGTGGAGTTATTGGCTTTATCTTAGCGCTTGTACTTATCCGTGTCGCTGGGCGATTTATAAAATAGAATACATTCGGCAGCTTTGCTGTTGTTTTGTTGTTGTGCGATGAGGGAGTTGATGTAAAAATCGGCTCCCTTTTCATTTGCGCTAAACCAACGTTATTAACAAAAACCTGTTAATTTTTGTTTTGCTGCTGCTATATATAGAGAAAAAAAATAAAAAATAAAGAAATATCTGCATTTGTATTTATTTCCCTATCGGGCCTTGTGGCCCCGAGTAGGTAAATAGATACTTGCATTTAAGGCAGATAAAAAGGGGCTGTGTACAATGGTGTGGATAATTAATTCTTTGTTGATTGTTGTGAATTAAAATTTATTGTGTAGATTTGGGTATAACCAAAAGCATAATACTAAAATGAAAAAGCAAGAAGCAATCAACATCATCAAGCAGTTCAAGGAAATGTTAAACTACATTAATCTACGCCAAGAGGTAGATGCAAATGGGGAAACTGAGAACTTTGGACTTGAATTTAAATTAAGTGATGTTACCATTTTTTTACCAAGCGATGAGTACCCTACCTTTCAACTATCATTTGATGATAGAGGATTTAGCACTAACATCGAGGAGTTTGATACTTACACCGAAGCAGTTGACTACCTCATTGAGCAAGTAGAAAACGAGTGCATTTAAGATTATTCTAATACTAACCAAGAGGGGGGCATCTCCCTCTTTTTTTGTGATACATATGAAAAAGTACAATACATTCGAGAACATCGGCTACATCACTACGCTCTACATTCTATTAGGTATAGGCTCATTCGCATTCTTATGCGTTTACAAGGCACTTCTATGGGCCTTTGGTCTACTATAACCATATTAAGTATAAAGCAACCACATAGCGCTGTAAATGCCTCACAGCGTTACTAATTAATAATTGAGGCAACACTACAACAATTATGGCAAAGTTAGATTTTGCAAAGGGCGTGTCGGCTGTATTAACGGGCACAACCAATTGGGCACAACTCACGGAAAAGAGTGGCCCTAACAAGATGAGCGGTAAGTACCAAGTAGAACTTACGCTTGATGCAGAGAGCATCAAAACACTTGAATCTATGAAGATTCTTGACCACGTCAACATTAAGCGCCAAGATGGATCGCTCAAGTATGAGAAGCCAACGGTGCGCTTAAAGACCAACAACCCCCCACAACTTTGGGACACCTCAAAGATGCCGTTTGACGGCCTCATTGGTAACGGGACAACGCTACGCGCCAAAGCCTTTATTAAGAGCTGGGAGATGGCGGGAAAGAAAGGCCTAACGGCTTACATCAATAAGGGAATCATCCTATCCTTAAATGATGTTGATGGCGCTGATGATGATGACCTTTGGGAAGATGTCAAGGTAGCGCCATTACAAGAAGGCCAAGGTGCCGTTCCTGGCGCTTCAGTTGATGTAGCTACAGCCTCGGAAGCATTCGCTACTGAGGAAGATGATGATTTGCCGTTCTAATGATAGCAAATGATATGATAAAAGAGGTGCATAAGCATTTCGGTATTGACGCATCTCTCCGCACAAGGCGGAGGGATGTGGTCGATGCCCGTAACGCTATTATGGTATCTCTACGTTCCATTCATACGATGAATGAGATCGCTCGATTCTTTCCGTACAAAGTGCGTAAAGATGGTGAGGTATTCTATAAAGGTATGAGCCACTGCTCCGTTATTCACGCAGTGAAGCAGCACCAAATAAGATACCACTACGACCCAGCAGAGCGCAAGGCATCTTTCTATTTGTACTGCGAGATTTACGACTATTGTAAGAACTACCTCGGTGACAACACCTATAAGCCGATGTCCCAATTGGAGATGCGTGAGGAAATAGCTAAGTCGCGTTGTGAGGTAAAGGAAAAGAAGATAGAAATGGCAGAGCTGCAACGCGCGGTTAAGGATGAGGTCAAGCAGATAAAGAGGGAAATGCGTATGCTTGAGACGGCACTGCGCAAGGCAACCTCTGAGCGTGACCATTACAAGACGGCCTTCACTCAAATGTATAAAGAGAAAAAAGCAAGAGATGAAAAAGCTATTTAGAAAGGTATCGCATAAGCGCTACATCGATAAGTACATCACGGAGCTACGCTGGGAGACACTCAACACGGTGATAACAGCAAGCAGAACGCAGTGGAATGATGATGTTGTGAAGCTGTTGGATAACAACGCGCAGCTCATCCGTAAATACGAAAGGAGAAGAAGATGGGTGAAGTTCTAAATAAGTACAATGTATTTAAAGAAGCCGTAAAGCTCGTGGCACTGCTTCAGGCATCTCTTGAGCAGATGGATGAGTTGAAGGGCACCAAGTTCTACAAGCAAAAGGTAAAGCATCTGATGAGCCAGCTTGAGAGGGAATTGGAGAAGCACCTGGCCAACCCATTGAACGCTTTGGATCAACAAGACCCCGAACTACTCACCAAGATTCAGTACAATGTAGAGCTTGTTCTTGGTATGGACTTGGAAGAGCTGGCAATGCTCCGCCAAGAGATTGATGAGTATAGAGATAGTAAAGAAGATGAGTAAAGAGAGCCACGAAGCATTCGATAAGATGATGGGCTATGCAATGCACACCGTCAAGGAACTGGCAGAGAAAGCCAAGGAAATTAACCGCAACAGCATTATTGCACTTAACAACCGCGACCTTAAGGAGAACGGTATAGAACAAGACTGATGAAGATATTAGAGCTACAGCAACGCAGCAAGGAATGGTTCGAGGCACGCCTCGGAGTAATTACTGGATCAAGAGCAAAGAGCGTCTTTGCAAAAAACAACCTCCCATTTATTGATGAGCTTATCGCAGAGCGCCTCACGGGTGTTATCCCCGAGGGTTTTACCTCTGATGCAATGCGCCACGGTATCCTATATGAGCCTGAAGCCATCAGAGTATATGAGGAGACAACGGGGAGGATAGTTGATGAGATAGGCTTCTGCGTGCATAAAGACTACCCTTTCATTGCTGTATCTCCCGACGGCCTTATTAATGTAGAGGGCAAGTATAAAGGTGCCGTTGAGGTGAAGTGCCCCAGCAGTAAGAAGCACATAGAATATATGCGTATTGGTAGGGTTCCAAACGAGTACAAATACCAAGTCATCCACTACTTCGTGGTCAATGAAGATTTGGAGTGGTTAGATTTTGTATCTTATGACCCGCGATTAAAGAATTGCAAGTTGCACGTTCACCGAGTTTTGCGCGATGATATGATGCACGAGATAACCGAGGCTCTTGATGCCTATATTAAGTTCTACGATAAGCTAAAGAAGTACGAAGATGGCATACTCGGAGAATGATTTAAAAGCCCTATGCTGGGAAGAGGCCAAGGTCTACTTCGAGGCTATGGATCGCAGCCACATCTCAAGAATGATTGAACACGCAGTAAGAAAGCAATATGCAGATACCGAAGAATCTTAAAGAACTCAGTGCCCTGGCCACGCAGCTCAAGGCAGAAAAGCACCCCGATATTCCGCCCTTTGCCTTGGTAAAGAAGCGCTTTAAGGATACCACCGCCAATGACCTTACGAAGACCATCATTTGGGATATGTACCACGTTAGGGAAGGTGTTGCCTACCGCATCAACAATGGTGCGGTGTACGACCAAAAGCGAGGGGTATACCGCGCTGGAGTACAAAAGAAAGGCGTGCCCGATATCATTGGTATCATCAATGGCCGCTTCATTGGTATAGAGGTAAAGATTGGTAAAGACCGCCAAAGCGCCGACCAAAAGCTCATAGAACAAGAGATAAATGCCGCGGGCGGTGTGTACTTTATAGCCAAATCTTACGATGACTACCTAAACAAAATCAATGAAGTCACACATAACTGATGGGGCAATATCTGAATTGCAAGTAGCTGCTCTATTATTAGAGCACGGCTGGGCCGTTGCGTTTCCCTTTACACATCAAAACCCGTTTGATCTTATTATTTATAAAGATAGTAAGGTAAGGACGGTGCAAGTAAAAAGCGGAACGTTTGCCGAAAACCAGCATACGGTGATAAAGAGCGACTACAGCAAATATGCTGAGGTTGACTACATCATACTGCACGATAGAATACAACATCAGTTTTACATCTTCAGCAAGGGAGAGCTGAACAACCGCCGCACGGTGACAATGGATCCCAAGAGACACTCACAACAGCTCAACAACTGGAAACGAATTCAATGAACACAACAACAATAGCTAAGAAATACCTCGCTCACGGCTTTAGCCCCATCCCACTTATTGATGGGGAGAAGCGCCCAAGCATTCGCAACTGGCAGCAGTATGGTGAGGAGCCTATGGGACTTAAAGAGGCTGAAAGCCTCTTCCAAAATACGGGGAGCATAGGTTTAGTGATGGGCTTCGATGGCATCCAATGCCTTGATATCGATGCCAAGCACTTTAGAGGTACCGAGTACGAGGTCTTCTGCGAGAGGCTTGAAGAAGAATCTCCCGGCCTCAAGGATAAGATGATAATACAAACCACCCGCTCAGGTGGCTTCCATTGGATATTTAAATGCGATGAGATAGCGGGCAATCAAAAGCTCGCACGCAATATAGATGGTGAGGTGACCTTTGAAACGAGAGGCCGAGGCGGTCAAATCGTTACCTACCCAAGCAAAGGGTACAAGATACTCGGGAAGATAACCAACGTAAAGCGAATCAGCCCCGTGGAGCGCGACGTTGTCTTCCGAGTAGCCCGTACAATGGATGAGATGCAAAAGGAGGTGGTTGTAGAAAGCAAGCGCATTGGAGATATTGAAACGCAAGACCAAACGCCGTGGGGTGAGTTTAGAGCAACGCACACCGCCCTTGATATCTTACAGCGTTACGGCTGGACTATTGTAGGGGAAAGCAGCAAGTACATCTATCTGCTGCGCCCTGGATCAACGGACAGCAAAACAAGTGGCGTGATATTTAAAGATACGGAGTTGTTTTGGCCGTGGACAACAAGCAGCGCCTTTGAAGCGGAAATGCCCTACGATGGGTTCCAATGCTACACCTTATTAGAACACGGCGGTAGCTTTGATGAGGCCATAAAAGATATAAGACAGCAAGGCTACGGCAAGCGCTATGAGCTGAACAGCCCTAATGATTTTAACATAGATTTAGATGATGAAGAAGTACAAGAAGAAATGGGTCAGCTATTGGCAAAGCTACGGGTTGACTCTACTATTGAGGTCACCCAACCTCCTAAAGCTCTTGAGATGGTTTTTGGTCAAAAAAGCTATATCATCGGCTCGCTTGGAAACTTTAGTCTCGTGCAAGGAAAAGCGAAGAGCCGCAAGAGTTTCTTTTTATCAGCACTCGCTGCGGCAGCGTCATCAGACCAAATGGTATGTGAGCACCTCCGAGGGTACATCTACCCGAGAAAGGTTATATACATTGACACCGAGCAAGGGGACTTCCACGCCGCTAAAGCAAAGAAGAGGCTCCAAGAGATGGCTAGACTTCAAGGCAACCTCAACTACGACCACATCGAATACATCAAGCTGCGCAGCCTGGATTCAAACGCGCTCCGACTCGCTGCAATAGATTACATCTTTAGAACGGAGGAAAACATCGGATATATGGTCATTGATGGTATTGCCGACGTAGCCTCAAAGGGTGTGAATGATGAGGAGGAAGCTACAGCAATAGCCTCTAAACTCCTGAAGTGGACAGCAGAGTACAACTGCCACATCACCGTAGTATTGCACGAGAATAAGAACGATAGAAACGCTAAGGGACATCTTGGGCAGTATATCGTGCAGAAGAGCGAGAGTACCTTCAGTGCTACGAAGAGCCAAAACAATAGAGACATCACTGAAATCACACCCGAGTACACAAGGAACATAGAACCGCCAGCGATAGAGATGAGTATTGGTGGCTTTGATCTTGTTGAGTTCTCAGAGATAGAGGTTGATGAGTTCTACAACAAGACACGCGTTTGGACTGATGAGGATAAGCACCGCATTGCCACTAAGATATTAGGCAAGAGCAAGGGCGATGCTGCGGCCTTCATCCGCGATACGGAGGACTGCAAGCGTAAGGATGCTGAAAAGGTTTTGGCATTGATGGAAGAAAATAGTATAATACATTGGGAAGGTAAGCGCCCCAAGATTGTAGCGCTTGGCCCTAACGATGGTGAAGACCCTATTGATTTATGATAGACTTAAAGATAAGGAACAAGATAGCACAGCTCATCGTGGATATGTCCATTGGTGAGAAGAAGCCTATAAGAAAGAGGGAGATGCTCCCACTGATTAAAGAGGTAAACAACACAGCAATCATCGGCCACGCCATCCGCTTTGTAAAGGATGAACGCACTGGTGAGGTTACACACATCAAGAAGTATAGAAAAACCGCCTTAGAAAAAAGAGTAGAGAATGAAACGTGAATGCATCAAGTGTAAGAAGGAGCACCCCATTGAGGACTTCTACCCATTAGAGAAGGGTAGAGATGGCAGAAGAGCGCGCTGCAAGTATTGCGAGAAAGAGTACCGCGATTCAAATAAGAAGCCCGTGATGCCCCGCGATGGTCAGC